CATCTGTTTTAAATACAAGAGTACAAAACTCATTGTCTCCTACACATAAGTTATGAAACCAATAGTCTGATTCAGTTGCTCTGATACCAGATGGTTTGTTCCAACACTCATACTCTATACATATGTTACCTGTCTTCATCCACATGCCCTTCTCTGATTTAACTTCTATCTTCTTTCCTGTCAACATATCTTTTATTTTATCTTCTCTTATCTCTCCATACTCTAAGTCAATGTCAAACTTCTTTCTATCTTCTTTATTTGGTTTCATATTTATCCTCGTAAATATTTAAAATGTTCTTAGCAAATTCTAAATTTATTTTTTTCCATTCTCCTTTTTCTTCTTTCGAAAAGAAAGAAGCTATATCTAAAATTTTTCTTTCAGCTATTTTTTTATTTTTTACTTTAATAGAATGTATAATTTTAAAATCTCTTAAAGGAGTAGCTATATTATATTGATAAATTCTCTTTTCAGTATTAAATGTTTGTCCAAATTTAACCCAGTCTTGAATGCTTTCGCATATTAAAACATAAACAAACCCTTGATGAGGATACAGCTTAGCACTACAACAACCTTTTTTATATTTTTTTTCCATATGTTTTTTAAGTCCGGGTGCTGAAATTTTTTTCCCAGTTTTATTTTTAAGATATACTGAAGCCTGTCGTAATGAGATTCTTCTTTCTAAAATTTCTTTTTCTATAAATTCTAATTCTTTTATTTCATCTTTGATTACATCTAGTAGTCCAGTATCTTCATTAAAAACATATCCAAAATTTATAGTAGACGTTGCTCTTTTAATGGGTTTCACTCCAGTTATCTCCTATCTTGTATTCGCCATCAAGGGGACAACGAAGATTAAAATGTTCACCTGATTCTATTATAGAGGTAACAGCTAGGCTACCCACACGCATTGCTCTACACTCAGGAACTTCTATCTGCCACTCATCGTGAATGTTAGCTACAAATTTATGAGGTACAGTTCCTAGAGTTAATCTCTCTGAAAGAATAACTAATGCTTGTTTCATTATAATAGCACCTGCTCCCTGAAGCAAGGTGTTCAAAGCTGAATGTTGATTACGAACATAAAGCTTTCTACCGTCTAGTCCTTTGAGATAACCTTTTGAAGATGCTCTTTGTACTCTGTCTCTAAGAGATTTGAATGTAGGTTTATTATCAAAGAAATATTGTCTAGCTCTTTTACCATCTGCTGTAGTTCCTCCAACCACGTTCCCAAGTTTTTCATCTCCTGCTCCGTACATGAGTGCATAGATGAATGTCTTTGCCTTATCTCTAGATTCAAGCTTTGCAAGTTCTTGATTAGAGGTGTGTATATCTCCGTTAATGATTTCATTAGTGTACTCCTCGTCATTCATATAATGAGCTAACATTCTAATCTCAAGACCAGAAGCATCAACTCCAAGTAAAACATTACCATCCTCAACAGTCCAACAAGCTCGGCATTCTTTACCATAAGGATTGTGAGAGCTAGGAACTTGTGCCATGTTAGGATTTCTATGAGTCATCCTACCTGTGATAGCACCGTTAGGTATAACAAAGCCATGCACCCTTCCATCTTCTTCAGTAGCATCAATCCAAGAATCAATCTGGGCTATGCGTTTTTGTAGTAAAAGAAACTGTGCTATTAAGTTAGCTTCGTGTATGTGTGTGATTGCAGATAAAGTTTTCTCATCTACTATTGGTTGACCTGTTGGTGTAAATCTTTCAGGCTTCCAACCAAAGTCAATAAGATATTCTCCTATTTGTTTACGACTACCTAGATTAAACTCTTGTAAAGACTGTCGCATGAAAGGGTCTGTGTTGTTAGTTGTTATACATCTATCGTACTCATCATCAGTAAGACCACGCTTGGATAGTTCACCATCTTTCTTTATATAAGGTGTAACTAACTTATCATCAACCCACTTAGGTTTAAATGTGTTATGCACCTCATCTTCTATTGCTTGTTTCTTTTCTCTAAGTTCAGCAAGTAACAGTAAAGCATGTTGAGTATCAAACTTAAATCCGTTGACCTCTTGTTGTTTAATTATCTCTGCAACCTTTTGCTCTAGTTGTATACAACCTTTATCAAAACCTTTACTTTCTTTTCTTAACTCCTTAAAAACTTCTAAGTTAAGTTCAACATCACGGATACAATAGTCCATCATGTCTTGTGAATAATTAAGATAGTCTGAGAAATCTATTTTGTGATAGCCAAGTTTGTATCCCCACTTCTCTAAGCTATGTCCTCCTTCTCTTGCCGGATTAAATAACCTAGATAAAACAAGCGTATCTATTACTGGAATTTTAGAGAGGTCTACATTACTGAACTTGTGTACCATAGGTATATCAAATCCAATAATGTTATGACCTATCAAAGTATCTGCTGTTGCTAGAAACTCGTAACCTGCCTGTAAGTTATCAGGGGAAAATGAAAAAACCTCCTGAGTATCTACATCTTTAGCAACTATACAATGTATTAGTGTTGCCTTCAGGTCATCTGTTTCTATATCAAATACTAACTGCACTAAAAAGCCTCATCTAAACTACCATCAAATTCTATATCATTATCAGAGAGTTCAGAGAGTCTTCCTGTTTCAGCATCATAGATAACTCTACATGCCATGCCTACATCACCTGTGTATCTTGACTTAAGTATTCTAAGCTTAGTTGTTCTAGCTTCGTCTTCATCATCTGATTGTTGATTTCTTTCCAATGCTATAACACAATCAGATAGTTGTCCAATACTATTTGAACCACGAAGATGAGATAAAGAAACCTCTATACCATTCTCGTGTCCTTTGTTACCGTCAACTCTACGTAAGTGTGAAACTAAAATGATACCTGCACCTGTCTCTTCTACCAAACTTCTAAGTCTAGTCATAATAGAATCAATGGCTCGTCTCTCATCTCCTTCATGTACAGCACTAACTAACATGTGTAGATGGTCTACTACAACCCACTTACAATCACATCCTATAATCATAAATCTAAGTTTAGTAAAGATATCATCAATGTCATTCGTTCCAAAGTGTGAATGCACCCATACTCTATTACGATTGTCTCCGTCATAAAGTATATCAAACATCTTATCAAGTTCTTCTTTAGAAAACTTGTCGCGTTCTTGGTCAACATATAACCTAGCGTTAGCTTCAATAGATAAGATACCATCAATGGTTCGTCTCCAATCTTCTTCTAATGCTATGATGCCTACATTATCGTTAGTACTTTTAATAAGATGATGTTCAAGTTCTCTAGTTACACTAGACTTTCCAAGCCCTGTACCACCTGTAAGTGTTACAAGTTCTCCTTGTCTAAGTCCGTATAGCTTCTTGTTTAATCCTTCATAAGGATAAGGAACACTCTCTTTTCTTTCTCTGTTATGGAACTTCTCTCGTTGTTCTGAAACATTTATAACACCAGAAGGTGTATAAACTTTTGATGCCCACCAAGCTTCAACAAATTCTTTATGTCTGTTGGAACGGAGCATATCGTTGGGGTCTTTGTAGCCGTGTGGTAGTGTAAGTATCTTAGCTTTACTAGGTTTAAATAACCTAGCAACTTTAATAGATGCTTCCTTACCTGCTTTGTCATTATCAAATGCAATGATTACATTTTCAAACTCTTCAAAGAACTCTAGGCTTTCTTTTACATCACGTACTGCACCTTGTGCACCACGCTTTATGGACACTACTGCCCACTTAGAACCCAAGAGTTCATAAGCAGACATAGCGTCACATTCCCCTTCTACAATGGTAACATACTTACCACCTTTGAATAACTGTTGACCAAACAAACCTGTATCGTTGTAAGTTCCAGAGACAAAGAAGTCTTTATCTTTTACGTTACGATATTTGGTAGCTGATAACTCATGCCCATTATAATATGGGTACAAATGCTTAACTACATTTCCTTGTAGGTCATGTACGCATTTAACTCCATACTTAGTAGCAGTTGCTCTGGATATTTTCCTATCTGTAAGAGCAGAAAATTGTCCTTCATCTACCATATCAGGTTTCTTGGTCGGTGTTACTGTTGCTGTTTGCATATCCTTTCCTCCACATGCGTTGGTATAACTTGGCATGAACTCACCACAACTGAAACACTTTGCTGAATCATCTTCGTTGATTCCAACAGCATCACTACTGTTACAAAGTGGACAAGGTTGATGTAGTTTATCCCACGTCTTATCCATGTTAGCCCTCATTTATGCTATTAGGATTCTTCTGTTGAATCTTCTTCAGCTACTTCTTCTGTATCTCCTTCAGGCTCATCGCCTTCTGGTGTTTCTACTACAGCTTCTTCAGCATTTTGTAGTAGTTGTTCAAGATTGTTTTGATGTGTTCCAGAAGCAAAGTTAAGTGCTTCAACAAGAACATTCAACGTACCTATCTTACTGATAGACATGTTAGCATTAGCTCTTGCGTTCTCATCTTCAATCATAGTAGTGTCATACACTACCTGTCCGTCTTCTCTAGTAATAGTAATAATCATTATTAAAATTCCTCGTTATCATCTGAGCTACTCTCAGAGTATTCAATTAAATTAGATACCTTTACTGCTATTAACTCAGCAAACGTACCATACTTTCCTGTGTAAGGTTTAATCTTCACAGTAACTTCAGAGCCGTTACCAACACTAACATCCATATCATTACCTTCGCCGTCAAGTAATTTAGGAGCAGAGTTAGTTGTCCCATCATGCTTCTCTACTTTTCTAGAGAAAGAGAATGCCGGTTCATCATACTTGGCTTGACCATCTCTGGTTCTAACCCTTGATAACCCAAGACCCTCTAGTCTACTAGCAGTATCTTCATCAGTCAACACCACTATTCCATACTTATGTGGTTCAAACTTAGTGTTTGGTGTGCTGACATTAGCCCACATAGCTTTTCCTTCTACATACTCATACATATTGGTTTCCTCCATAGGTTGTATTAAGTTTAAAGATTATACCACGCCTATTTTTTAGAAGCAACTCTTTTCTCTCTTCTTCTTGCGTTGTTTCTATCGCGTGTAAATTGTATAGCACCTTGCAAGTCTTCCCATAACTCATCAAGTGCTTGTTGTTTTTGTTCTTTGTTAAGTCTTGTAATGATTTTTATATCAGACTTCTTAGGTGTCCACGTATCCCAATAAGCTTTGTCCATATCTTTCCATGTCCAAGCTATCTCTTTGTCTAGTGTTGTTGATTTAAAATATAGATTCATTAATAACCCTCGTGTTAAAAGAGGCACTTTAGAGTGATGCCTAGCACTTTACAAGGGAAGGTAATCGGTTCAGTTCTTATCCCATTTCATCTACAACTTTAATAAGTGTTGCCACCTTTAAAGATTTTACAGTAGCTCGAACACCTTGTAAAACTTAGTCTAGTTTTTGTGGCACGAGACTAGAAACTCGCACGATTAAATCGTATGTCTTTAGGTTCAGGAAGGTTAGTTGAGGGCTACACCTTTGGACATACCTTTGAAAACATGTGGCTATTAAACCACCACTAGCCCTAACTGTCAAGTAATATCTCATCAAAAGATATTAAACTTTCATCTAATAATCTCACATAAAAGTATTGGTCTTTACCCCACCTTGTCTCGTATGCAATCTTGTTATCATATAATGCTTGGTTGTTCTTAGCAACCCATATATCAAACATTCTATATTCATCAGGCGTTAGCCTTCTAAAATTTTCTTTATCTATTACTGTTTCTTTCATCAAACTTTCTCTCGCTATCTATTAATAATAATATTACTCCAACTATACAGAAGGTCATAAAAGAACCTATAACTATAAAGGTTATTATATCTGGTGCCATACTATACCTCTATTGCAAATGGAATACTACAGTTTGTTGTATTGTTTGTAGTATCTATAGAGTTGTCTAAGTAATTGGTAACAGCTTTAGTTAATCTGCTACTTAATCTTTTAGAGAAAACTACATTAGTAATCGTGTTGTTTTGTATGTCATAAGATACTGTAAACCTAGTGTCTCTACTGAATACAATCTTGCTAACATACTCACCAAAGTCCACAGACCTATTAGGACTAGGGCATGAGTAAACTATAGGCTCTACTATAACCTCTGGCTCTGGCTCTTCTACTACAGCTATAGGAGTTTCAACAATCTCAGTTGGTTCAGGTATAGTACCCAAAGCAATCTCACCTGTTAGCACTCCAAAGCCACCTGTTGCTGAGTATTCTTCTCTAACATCTAACAACTCTTGTCCTTGTACTTCTTGTGTGTCTTGTATTCTTTCAAGCCTACTCATTAACATATTGTCAGTTGTTCCAAGCTCATCTAATACAAGTAGAGTTTCCCTTATCTGTTCTAAGTTCATACTAGTATCAGCTTCATAGAAACTTAATGCGTTATCAATAGCACTATAGTTATCAAACAAAGCATCTATCTTATTAGCTACTGTCGATTGTTCTTGTTTAAGTTTGTACATTTGTCTACTAAGATTTTTCATTTCGTTGTCGTTACTAATTACTGTGTAACAAGACAAAGCAAATGTCCCTACCACTAACATACCTATCATTATGGTTTGTTTATTCATAAGTTACCTTCTCCTTTTTTCTTTTGTCGTTATATTTTATAACTCGTCTACCACTTTTGTAGCCTGTTATTTCTCTATACCATTTACCGTTCTCATAACTAACCTCTATAAAGTTTATATCTTTATCAAGTTGTTCTTCTTCTAGTTTTATTTTCTGTAGTTCTACTACATTATTATATTGTGTCATACTATTATTATACTTTTTAAAATTTTAAAAAGAATATATAAATAAATTAAAAATAATTTTTATATATATGTTTTAAACTTTATAAGTATTTTACTCCTATTTTGTTAGCTGTCAAGCATTATTTGTTATTTATTTCTAAGCCTTTCTAAGAGCTTGTTAGTCATGGGTAGTACCTATGTTAGGGTAGACTAGCATACTGCTCACCATACGCGTTAGGTGTTCTCCTATCCTATGTATTACATCTACTTCTGATACGTTCATTGGTTCGTCCCACGTTCTTATGTCATCATATAAAAAGTCGACAAATGTCTTGTATTTATTAGCTGATAATTTATTTACTATGTGTTCTCTTGCACATATCTCATCAAGTCTTTTGTATAATGTTTTGTTATTCATCAGTTCAATCCCTCCACTAAAGTCCAATCTTCTGTTAATATATTTTCTTGTGCTGACCACTTCCAATCAGTCTCGCCTTGTTCTCCTTCGTACTCTTCTGAACTTCCGTCCTTGAAATCAACATACAAAGTACCATGTTTTATGTAATAGTCTTTGACATTGTCCCAATCAATACCTAGTTCTTCTAAGTCAAAGGTTATAAATGCTTCATAAATACACTCTATGTATCTTGGTTTATCGCTATCAACATTCATCATCTTCCTCCTCATAGTCTGGACTATAAACAGATAACTGTTCTACATATCCACTATTTCTATATAACTGCTCTTCTATGTATTCGTTAGCTTGTTCTTGCGACTCAGCAAATACATGGAAAGTTCCACTTACTTCAACTATATATTCTTCTTCATTCATCATCTTCCTCCCATACATTATCATCTTCATATCTAGCATACATAATATCTTCTGGCATATATTTAAACGCTACTCTTAAAAAATGGGTAAGGTGCATATCTCCTACATCAATCCATTCACCCTCACTTTTAGAAAAGTATTGATATATCTTATGTAAATCATCAGATGTTTCATTTTCTTCAATTACTTCTTGTAATTCTAATAGTTTATTTATCTTCATAACCTACCTCGCTTGATAAATATAAACGTCCCACTTAACAGCTTTATCCAATGGACAAAAGGGTATCGTTCTTTGGTTATAGTCTGGGTTCTTACGTCCCCACCTGCCTTGACACTTGACATAGTGTTTCTTGGTACTGTGCTTGTTCAACAGACTAACACTTTGTTTAACCTGTTGAAGTTTGTTAAGTTGTTCTAGCACCTCATCACTATTCTTTTCTACACTCATTACATATGTTTTAGTTCTCATAACTTACGCCCTCCTCTATATCGTTAATTATATCGGTCATCATGTCGTCATTAAACCAAATAAAGTTACGATTTGTTTTGTTACAAACTAAATACTTAATAGTAT